AGAGATCCACACGTTGATGACGACGGGACAAATTTAGCAGAAATATATTCTTTATGTAATTTAATTAATAAAACAGATGGTATGTTTGCTGGCAATCTTGGAGATGTGCAAAACAACTGGATTGGCAGATTACAGCGTTTATATGGGCAACAATCAACAACCGCAAAAGAATCATGGCGTTTAACAGAGCATTTTTTAAACTCGGTAACATGGATATACTTAATAGCTGGAAACCATGATGTTTGGAGTGGTGACGGCGATCCATTAGACTTTATTATGCGTGATCATCCGGGCGTTTTTGAAGCGTGGGGCGCTCGCATGAAGTTAAATTTTCCAAATCATAAATCTGTGCGTATAAATGCCAGACATACGTTTAAAGGTAATTCAATGTGGAACACGGCGCACGGTGTTAGCAAAGCTGTACAAATGGGTTGGCGAGATCATATTTTAACATGCGGGCATACACACGTTAGCGGATACCAAGTATTAAAAGACCCTTCAAGCGGTTTAATAAGTCATGCCCTACAAGTTGCCAGCTTTAAGAACATAGACGGATATGCCGACAAGCTCGGATTGGAAGATAAAAATATATTTAATGCTCCTGTAACAATAATAGACCCACAGTATAATGAAGATGATAATAGAATGATTACTACAATTTTTAACCCATACGAAGCCGCGGAGTTTTTGACATGGAAACGAAAAAAAAGAAATGGTAGTTAAATCTTGGGTATGGATGTATATGCGGAATACGGAGCTTTAGGGGTTTTAGTATCTTTGTTTGTATATGGATATTTTAAACAAGGTAAACGAGCAGACGAACAAGCTATTGCAATTGAAGATTTAAAAATTGAAAATAAAGGACAATCAGAGTCTATAGAAAATATTGAAACAATGGTAATAAAATTAATTGATAGGTGGAACAAGTCCGATGCTGAAGCACAAAGACGCCACGAAAATATGCTTGAAAACGCAGAGCGTAGACAAGAAAAATTAACATTTGAATTACGAACACATAGTGAAAGTTTAAATTATTTAAAAGGAAAACTTGACCAAAAATGAGTATTAAAGCATCAAAAAACTTTTCTTTTAGCAAATCATCAGAAGCAATTGGCGGTATTGTTGCAAGAACATTAAACAAAATGGCAAGGCATTTAAACGCTTCTATACAAAAGGGTATTGACACCAGTACAGATATACATGGTAAAAAATTTAAACGACTTAGCGAAGATAGTACGCTACCTATAAGAAATGAGAGAGAAGAGGGAAAACAACCGCAAAACCAAAAGATTTATTTCGCGGTATGACATCAAAAATTAGAATGGTGCAAGATCATGGTTTATTTCATAATGAGGGGTTTACAACAGGATCAAAGTCAATGATACCAAATAAAAAAGTTGAAAAGCGTGAATGGTTTGGCATTACAAAAGAAATGAAACCCGGTGGAAGCGCATACGAGAATTTTGTGCGTCTTGCATTGCGGTCTATGGTAAAATCTTTAAGGAAATAATGGCAACAAGAGAAGAATTAATAGAATTATTTGGTGACGACTTCGGCGAAGTTCTTGTTGGTCTTGACCAACTACCTAAAGAAGTGCTTGAGCTACTTGACTCAACTATGAATAATATGTTATTTGACGCCGATGTGTTTACAAATCGAATTGCTAAAACGGTTGGCACACAGACATCAGCGGGAGTTGCAACGTCAAGCATTGAAGATATTTTAGCTAACGATATGGGCGAAGAAGGTAGAATATTTGGCGAGTTACGCAATACAGTTAAAGAATCACTTGTGGAGGGTATTAATCAAACAAGCAGAGCGGGTGCATTTCAAGCATACGACCCAGACGAAGATACGTTATTTACTTGGGTAACTGTTGCGGGACATCGAATATGTAAAGATTGTTTACCTCGTGGCGGCGAGCGTAAAACATTGCGCGATTGGGAAGCCGCGGGTGTTCCAGCTTCAGGTTGGTCTATATGTGGAGGTTATTGTTATTGTATACTTGATCCAAGTGGCAAAATATCACCTCGAGTACAACTTGAAGAGCGCGAAGGTGGATTAAGAATACAAGAAAAAGGGGCAACTGCAAGACCAAAAACCCCAACGGCGTCTAAGTGGAAAGCTACTATGACACAAGAAGAAGCAAGAGAATGGGCAAAAAATAGTACAATACAAGGCGAATTATATCATGGTTCATCAAATGAAGCTATAGATAATATTGCAAAAACAGGATTTTCATTTGATAAGAGAACAACGGGTAAAATATATGGCAATGGTGCATATACAACAAGGGTTTCAAATATAGCGGCTGGGTTTGCTCCAGAAGAAGGGCTTGGTAAAATTGGTGTTTTTATAGCAAACACAAAAAAAACTTTAGATATAAAAAGAGGGCATTACTTTTCTATGCAAAATGGCTTAGTAGACAGTATGGAGTATGTTACACGAGGTCATGTGTTTATGGAAAAAGCAAAACTTGGTTTGCATGATTTAAAAATGTTAGAAAAACGATTTAACAAAGCAATGAAGGGCAAGATAAATCCTAAAACTGGTAAACCGTGGACATTCGAACAATATGTTGAAATTCGAACCAATTTTCTTGATGAATCTGTTAAAAAAGCCTATGTTCCAAATCAAGGAGGTGGATTTTTAAACAAAAGCGATACACGCTATACAAACATTGTGCAAGGCACTCCAGACACTTATAATAAATTAGCTGGCGAGTGGTTTGATTATATAGAAGATCAATATAATGCTGGAAATACAGACGCTATTAGTGCGGTACAAGATATTTTTGATGGTACAAGCATTGGCGATATGCCTTTTAGCTCTGACGGGTGGGCAAATTTAATGAATAGCTTTATGCAACATAAACAATATGATTCAATGATAATTAGGGGTTCAGCGGTTGGAAATGTGAGGCTTGCAAGCGGGGCAATATTAACAGATGATTTTTTTCTTGTATTAAAAAAAGAATTATTAACTTTAATAGGAACAAGACAGCAAGAATTTATACAGCCTACATAACATCTTTAAACAAATCGCTTATAGGTCTTTTAACTTTTTCTCTTCGCTCGTATTGTATGCCATTATCTCCATCTACTGGTAAATGGTGATCTACTTCGCCTGACATTATATTAAATGGTATTCCATCCGGGAACGCTTTACAAGTCCCATCTGGTGCTTTTACCATATCTTCATTAACAATATTTAAATGTTTACAGTTTAAACAACTGTCACTATTGTTTGCCATACTATTCTCCTTTTATAAAAGGGTAACGGCGGATTACCCGCCGTTGAATTTACCTTATACTGGAACCTCCTTGTACATTTTTTTAAGATTCTTAAACTTACAGGGTTCAAAGTACAAATCTCTTTCAATCTTTAATCCAAAAGATCCTCTAATTTTACGCATTTCTGCTAAAGAAAAATAACCCCATTCATCATAGTTGCCCTGTACAAAGCCAAAAAAAGTTTCTGTTTTTGGATCATACTCTACTGCGTACCAAGTCCAATGATTCCAAGGGCAAAAAAACTTTGTAATTATTTTTTTATTATCAATATCTACGCCCTCAGTTTCATAAAGCGCTGGTAGTGATTTTAATATTGCTTGTGTTAATAGCTTCATATTATCCTCTTTTCCTGTATTCTTTATTACTAACTAATTTAATATTTACATTGCTAAAATTTCTTTTAAGATAATCAACGCTAAAAGCAATTGAGCTTTCCATAGTTCTTTCAGCCGTTGTAACGTCAATAGTATAAACAGCGGTTTTAGTTCTTACTAACATTTCATATAAACCAATCCACAATCTCATTTTTGGATTTTTAACTTCTTTAATAGTTGCTACGTTTAATCTCATTTATTTATAACTCCTGTTTATGTTATGCCATAACCTAAATAACAATTATAACAATTGCAAGAACTAAATAACCAATAAAAAAAATTTGTTCCCTTAAAATTATTTTTAAGGGTATATTCACCACATGAATAAAAGAGGGAGATAGCCAGATGGCTGAAGAAAACAACTTAAAAGTAGAAGCTGAACAGGGCGTTCAGGCTACAGAGCCAGCCGGTGATGTAGATTGGAAGGCACTTTATCACGATGAAATCCAAGGACGTAAAAAAGAACGTAGCAAAAGGCAAGGTTTAGAATCCGAACTTGATAAAATAAAATCAAAAGCGGATGAAGAACGACAATTGAAGATGATAGCAGAAGGCAAAAAAGACGATGTTATTACTGAGCAAGTTGAAAAACTTAAAAAGTATGAAGCCCGTCTTGCTGAATATGATAAACAAGAAGCTATGCAACGTGAAAAATTACTCGAGGGTATTCCTGAAGATGAAAGAGTGCATTATGAGAAAATGGATTTAATACAACTCCAGCATTTTGTTAGCAAAGAACAATCTGGATCAACCTCGAATCCTCCGCAAGCGGTTCAAGGTCGCAGTAATGCAACCATGGATTTAGACGATTTTATGAAGCAAACGGAATCTAAAAAACGAGAAGGGTTCAGCGATATCTTAAAGCAATACCAACAAAATAGCCGGGGTAAAGCATAAAGGAAAAATAAAAAATGGCAACACCATCAGGAACAGTTTTTGATACTGGTGTAACCCAATATTTTATTCCTGAACTTTGGGGAGATTTAATTTATAAATACTTCGAGGAAAGACTTGTCTTTAAAAACCTCGTTGAAGACTATAGCTCTCTCGTTCAGGGCAAGGGTAAAATTATACATATTCCAGAGATTGCAAAAATGACTGCATCCAGTTTAACGGATGGAGCGGCGGTTTCTTATGTAGCACCAGCTGAAACTGAAACACAATTAACAGTAGATCAACATTATTACTCAGCTAAAATGTTTACAGACGTTTTACAAGTTCAGTCAAATTACGATTTGCTGTCCAGTTACGCGAAGGCGATGGCTTACAGTCTGGCTAAACAAGTAGATTCTTCGATTGCGGCGCAATTAATAACCGTAAATCAAGGCGCTACTTTAACCACAGATGACCAAATTACCGCGGCAGAGTTTGAAGCGGCATTGGCAAATCTTGGTGAAAACGATATTGATTATACGGGTGGAGATGTATATTTTGTTGTAAACCCAACATTATATGCTGATATGATTAACCCGGCTGGGACATTTGGCGCAAGTTTTGTACGCGCTGACATTGGAGGTTTTAACGCCGACAATAGTCCTTTATTTTCTGGTCAAATCGGGCAACTAATGGGCATGCCAGTTTTCATGTCTAATAGTTTATCAAGCGGTGGCACAAATGTAAGTGCTGTAATCTTTCACAGATCAGCATGTGCTATTGCGGTTCAGCAAGATATAGACGTTGTACAGCAGTATGATGTAGATTACCTTGGAACCAAAGTAGTAGCCCACACGTTATGGGGCGTTAAAGTATTGGATGATTCTGATAATTATCGGGGTTATAAATTTACTAACGCAAGTTAATCAATAACTTAAATTGAAAGACCGGGGGCGGTAAGACCGCCCTCGGTATAATAATATGAGAAAATTTAAATGGTCAAATGAAGAAGAAGTATTTGAAGTTGATGATTCAACTGATGGCGGGAAAGATACTTGTAAAGATTTATTAATTAATGGCGCAATTGAAGTAAAATCAAGTAAATCAGAAAAAAAGCCTGATAAATCTTGGAAAATAAACGACATACGCGAGTATTTGTCTGAACAAGACATTGATTATAAACGTGGAGATAGTAAAGCAGATTTGTTAGCAAGACTATAGCGGAAAATCAGCCTGTTCACGGACAAGTCAAGTCCTTCAATGGCGACCTAAATAAAAGGTGATAAAATGGCAAACATACATCAATTTAGCGCACCAGAAGCACTAAATATAATAGCCCAAAGGGCGGCAATTAGGGTAACACCCACCATTACAGGCGTACAGTATTCAAATAATGACATATTATTTAATACAACAGAAATACCAGACGCTGTAGCAACGCCCGGCGGCGCATCAAAACTTGTAAACATAACGGTAAACTCAAAATCAGCGAGTTTATTTGATATGTCACTTTGGTTTTTTCAAGCAAATCAAAGTGTTGGAACAGTTAATTCTGCATGGAACTTGAGCGATAGCGATTTTGGTTCAGCTAAAAACCTTGGCTGTATATATGTTGATGCAAATAATTTACAACAAAATCCCGGTGGTGGTAGAGTTTATAGCATAATGCAAGGATATAAAGCATTTACAGGGGCTACAAAGACATATCCGCAATTACCTTTAATACTACAAGCTGAATCAGGTTCGTCCAGCGTATATGTTGCGGCAAAAATACAAAGTGAAAGCGATCCGGGCAACACAACACCATCGTTTAGTGTTGGCGATATTGAATTAGTCTTTGGAATAGATTACTAACAGGAGAAAATAATGGCAGATTTACATAAAAGGTCGGTTCAAGAAGCAGTAAATTTATCTGTTGGCGGTGGATGGAGCGTTGCAACGCCCGCTACACACAGCGGTACGTCAAACACAAATACAATACACTATAGTGTAAGTGGGGCAACGTCACAAATTGCAGTATATAGCTCAGAAGAATTGTATTTTAATTTTTCAACTACAACCACAGATGTTACTCTTGCAAACGATTTAATTTTACCCGCGGGTACAATTGTATTTATTACGGTACCTCGAGGTTTAGGGGCAACAATATATTTTAATCATTTAGGAAAAGGATCTGCATCAACAGTTCGTATAGTGGAGATATAATATGTTACATGGAGTACAAGCACAACAAATAGGCTCAAATTTATCAGCTGGTGGCACAGTGGGCGGGGATCTTTTAGTATCCGGGAGCCTCGCAGTGACGGGTGACGCAAGTATTAACCTATCATCGGTTGTTTCAAACTCAACAATATTAGACGTTACGGGAACAGAGGCATTTCTTGTCCGTAAAAATAGTGATGGCGGTGACGTCTTTACAGTAGACACGACAAATAGCAATGTTATGTTGGCGGCTACGGGGAAATTATATCTTGATGGCGGAGGTAATACATATTTATATGAAGTATCCGCAGACAAAGTTGATCTTGTTGTAGGTGGTGTTACCGTATTAGAAGTTGCCGAAGGTGGTGGCGGTGCATCTGATTACATGGCAATACAAGCATTAAACAAGTTTTATTTAGATGGTGGTGGCGATACATATTTACAAGAATCAGGTGCTGATGTATTAGATATATATGTTGGTGGTGCCAACATGATTAAACTTACTGAATCATCTACTGATACAATGACAGTTACAGGAGCTTTAACAATCGGTTCTGATGGTTCAGGACATGATGTAACATTTTATAGCGGAACATCTGGAGATTCGTTTGTTTGGGATGCTTCCGAAGAAAAATTAACAATCACAGGAACAAACGGACAAACAGCTTTAGATATAGCTGATGGTAATTTAGTCGTTGCAGACAATATAGATATAGAAGGTGATATTGACGTTAATGGTACTGCTAATCTTGATAACGTGGATATTGATGGTACAACAAATATGGTTTCAGGTGTTACGATAGGTGCTGGTTCAGCACACGCATCAGCTGACGATTTAATAGTTGGAGGGACGTCAAGTGGAAATAGTCATGGTATAACAATAGCTACTCACAACGATGATAGTGGAAGATTATTGTTTAGTGACAATACAAACTTATTAGAAGGACAAATTATTTATAACCATTCCACAAATGCAATGACGCTTGGAACAGCGGCTACTACTGCACTTACTCTTGATTCATCCCAAATAGCAACGTTTGCATCTAATATTATTATGGCAGACGATACCTCTATAGGTATTAGTGATAGCGATGAAAGAATAGAATTTGATGCTTCTGGAGATATATCAGTATTAGGAGCAAATTTTGGGGTAGGTACAGATAGTCCAGATGGCACTCTTCATGCTCACACAGCTTCCGCTGGTTCTGTATCGGCTAATGCAAATGCAGATGATTTAGTTGTAGAAAATAGCGGCATTGGTGGGATTTCTATCCTTACTCCTGATGCAAATTCTGCACGACTTTATTTTGGAAGTGCATCAGATAACGACTATGGTCGTATTATTGGAAATTACAATAGCGGTTCACCATATCTGACATTGCGTACAAGTGTTGCTGATACATTGGTTATAACATCTGGTGGTCAGGTAGCTATAGGCACAACAACTGCGAGTAATGTATTGCATATCGAAGCTGATTCTGGAGATGAAGGACTTACAGTTCATAGTGCTGGAGATACAGCAAACGCAGTTATATTAGATGCAAATAGGTCTGGTGCTGGTAGTGCTTTGGGAAATTTTGTTGGTAAATGGAATGGAACAACTGTTGGTTATATGGGATTTTTTAGTGGTGCAGATACAAGTAATAAAGATGACGCTACTATAAGATTTGCTACCGCTTCTGCTGGAAGTGCAACTGAACGCATGAGAATTGACTCTACTGGTAATGTAGGTATAGGTACAGACACACCTCAAGGTATTGTTGTTAGTAAACAAAAAACTGATGTAACTGAAGCAATAAACTTTGTAGCTGAAGGGCATGATGGCGTAAACGATACTGCTGGATATTATTTTGCTATACATGATGTTGATGCACCTCGAAGAAAATCTGCAATTCTTCATAAAAAATTAAACGATTATGGTGCTGGTGATTTACATTTTCTTGTAGATAGCAACGCAGATGATGCAAGTGTTGCAATAGGAACTGATACAAAAATGATTATCTCTCAAGCTGGTCATATAGGGATAGGTGCAAATACTCCAAAAGCTACTACACATTTTAAAATGGCTGGTAATAATTGGGAAGATGGTTTGTTACTTGAGCATGATTCTGGTGATACTGGTTGGAATATACACCCTGAGAATGATGGCACTAATGGTTTATGGTTTGGATATAATGCAGATACAACACAAGCTCTAACAAGTCAAAATGCAACAGGCGTTATGCACTTAACATCTTCTGGTGCTGTGGGTATAGGTACAGCATCACCATCAGCATTATTAGAAGCGGAACAAGACCAGAATGGTCAAACTCTAATTGTTGTTGATAATAATACTGCTGGTACAGCCGCAATAGCTGGTTTTCAATGTGATGCTGATGCGGCAAGTGGAAGATTAAGAGCATATTCAAGTTCATACACAACCTCGAATTATAATATTCAAGATTCTGTTCAATTAGCGGCATTTAACGCATCGGGTGGGTTGACTATAATTACTGATGATGGTGATATAAATTTTTGGACAGGCTCAACACCAGCGAAGAGAATGCTTATTAATTCTACTGGTAAAGTAGCTATAGGTGATGCTACATCACTTGGTGCATCAGCTTTTACAGGATCCAGTTTAACAGTTATTGGTGACCATGAGAGTGAAGCTGTGGGTGTTAATCCAGCTGGTATTAGAATAGCTTTTTCAGATAACGCAACAGAATCAGCAGAGCTGTCTTTTGGTGCAAGAGCGGAAGAAGGTGGTGGTGGTTATCCTCTTGCCGCTGTAGTTGGAACAAGTACATCTACAACAGGACAACATAAAGGAAAACTCT